GGCATGCTCGGTCTGGAGCACGGTGGCCTTTTCGCCGGCGCGCGCGAGGGCGCTATCGAAAATCTGCTTGTCTTTGTTGGCCGCGGCGGTGGCCTGTTGCTGTTGCGCGCCCGCTGCTTTCTGCGCCATGAGCGCGGCCTGGCTGTTCATGTCGCGCCGCTTTTTCTGTTCCGCGGTCATGGGCACGAAAAATTCTTGCGAGAATTTGAAGCCGCTCATCTCGGCGAAGGTCTTAAACCACTTACTGAAATTGAAGGTCATATCGGCTTCCGCGGCGGCCTGGAGCAAGGCCGGGTTGATGGCGATCTGCTCGATCGCGGACAGGAATTGAACCATTTCGCGCTTGGGCCCCAGGTGCGCGCCGGCCAGCACTTCGTAGGTCATGCGCGCGTTGCGATACTTCACGTGATCGAAGGCCACCGCGTTCATGCCCTTTTCGGTGAGGATATCGCGCATGGCCGAAGTGGGAAGGAGCTGATTATTGAGCGTGTCCATGATGTAGAGCCACGGCGTGAACACCTGGCGCACGATCCGTTCGACGGGCCCATCGAGGCGCGACGCCGACGCCTGTCCCACGAGCTGCGCGCCGGATCCCGAGCGCATGCCGGTCGTCTGAATGCCGGGCGCGCCGGCGCCCATCGTGGTTTGCTGATTGGCGCCCGCGGACTCAAGCGACTCCGATTTATTGAATTGCAAGATCTGCCAGACTTCGGGCGGAACCTTGGGCATTTCGAGAAGCCCGATCGACTTGCGCACGTCGTCGCCGTCCACCTCGAGCACGTCGCCCGTTCCAAGCTGAATATCTTGGGAGAGCGGATTCCAGCCGCGCAAGCGCGTGAAGGTGGGATGGAGCGGATAGGCGGCCACCTCGAGCGCGAGATTCTCCGTACCCTGGGCGACCATCTGGCGCGTGCCGATAATCTGGCCCAGGCTTTGCCCGTAGTTGGAATCGCGCACCGGGCGCCACACGCTTGACAGGTAGGTGTGGCCCGTTCCGCCGGCCATGCGCGCGACCGCGGCGAAGGGATTTTCCGAGTTGCGAATCAGAACGCAATCGCTCCCGTGCCGCAGCACGCAAATGATCGAATGCGCGTCTTGCCTCTCGATGATCTCAAGCGACGCGGCGAGCGGATCGGCGCTCGTGGGGACGTTCTGCTGGGTAGAATGCACCACAAACGCGCGCATGCTTTCCGGCATGGTCATCGTGTAGTTGTCGGGCGCCGCGGGCTTCCTCTCCCTGAAAAACCACTGGAGCAAGACTTGCTTGGAGGGGATCGAATAGCCGGGCGTTTGACGGAGATCGTCAAGCGTGTCCCATCCTCCGTAGTTCCGCTCGACAACCCAATTCGCGCGGCGGATGTCGTTCCACTTGCAGGCCGGATCCGGGAACACGCGCGAGAGATCCTTCTTTTCGATGTAGGGCCGGCGCACGGCGCGCTCGACGTACTCGAAAGCGATTTCGTCCGATTCCTCGGTGTGGATGATGGTTTGGTAGCCGGTGCCCGGCGACGTGAGTATTTCGGGATCGGCTTTGCGTTTGAATTTGGGATAGGTGCGCGTCTCTTCCACCCATCCCCATTTGAAGATCACCGTCCCGCGCAACCCGCAATCGAATACGCCGGCCTCGATCGTCTCGGGGAAATTCATGTCCTCGAGCTGGTAGGCGAAGATCGCCGTTTTTGCGTCGATGAGATCCTGGGTGGTGCCCGGAAAGGGCCGCAGCAAAAACGGCGGATCCTCGTAAAACAGGCCGCCGACGATCTTCGGGCAGATCGCATCGAGCGTATTCGAGAGCAAGAAATTAGGGACAGTGGCCCGCGGGCCGACGCCTTGGCCCCAGGGCGAGATGGCTTGGGGCGACTGGTAGAGAATATCCGAGTCGGTCCAGCGGGTGGCGAGATCCTGCTGGGTGACGTAGGCGTCGCAGGTATCGAGATCGCGCAGGGCGATTGCGAGCGCGGCTTCGTCGGTGAAGAGATAGCCGCTTTTGGTTTCCCGGTAATCGGCCTGGGTGATGGTCGCGGCCGGCTGAATCACGGTTGCGCTCATAGGTGGATCCCGGATCCGCCGAAGATTCTCTCCGGGCCCTGGGGCGCCCGGCGCGCGGGTTCGGCCGGCGGCGCCGGCGGCGCCGGCGGCGATTGAAACAGCGTGCGGTACTCGCTGTCGCTGTGCTGCTGGCGGAACTTATCGCGGAGCTCCTTGGCTTCGCGCGCCTTCCTGTCGGCGTCGCTTTCGCGCTTCACTTCCGTACCTGGCACGGGCCGGAGCGCGGGAATGAGTTTGGTGAGCCGGCTGATGGCGTCGGGAATGTCGTCTTTCCTCGAGCGCGAAACCCCGTTGAATCGGGTGAACTGGCGGGTAGTGACATCCATCCAGTCGCCGTCGACAAACCAGAGCCGGTCGTCGTTGATGAGCGTCTCAAGCGACTTGATGCGGTTGCGCTTGGCGTTGCGGGTCATATCGACGTTCACCCACACGACGACGATCGGTTCTCCGTACATCATGGCCACGCGCTGGATCTCCGCGGCGAGCAATTCCCAGCCGGCGAATTTCTCGATCTCGGTAAACATCGGCTTCCATTTGCGGTGCAGGGCCACGACTTGCTTGGCCACTTCGGAGTCGCGCATCTTCTCGCGGACTACCTCGAGCACGTAGAGCGAGCGGGCGGCCTCGTCCGACCAACCGGCGGCGCCGGCCGAATAATCCGAGCCCGTCGATTCCGAGTGCGCGGTATCCCAGGCAATGGCGATCTTCCTCACGGACGCGGGCGGCACGCGGGCGAGAGCCACGGTGTGGGCGAGAATCATGCCCTCGTCAAAATGGACGGTGAGGTCTTCGGCGGCCGGCTCGTTGAGCTGCTGGCAACGGAAGGTCTTTTCGTTCCGCCGGCACTTGCCGATAAGCGATTTGAAATTCAGCTTCTCGGGGAAGTACAGATCAACCATGTGCTCCTGGAGCTGCTTGAGGGGCACATCGGCGAATTCGGCCTTGACGGTCCAGGCCGCCCGGCAGAGATATTTCATCCCGTTGGTATCGGGGTACAGGCGGAAATCGTCGATGCGGGTGCCGTACCAATCCTCGCCGAAGTAGCGCGTCCCCAGGTGATCGCGGAAGGCCCACTCGTCGGGCCGGTTCTGCGATACGTTGTCGTAGCGGTCTTTCAGTTTTCCCCGGGTGTCCTCGGTGTTGGAATTCTCTTCGTTCACGATGTCGTCACCCTTCCACACGTCGCAGTGCCAGCCGGCGATCGCACCGTCGATCGAGTTCACCCACAGCGTGGGCGTGCCGGGCTGGGAATGAACGCGGGCGGGCGTGGTGAGCGGAGAGAAGGTTTCGCCCTCGGCCGAGTCGATCACGTACTCGGGGAAGAGCGATTGAAACATGGTGTAGCGCGCGCCCTCGGGCTTGTTAAAAAAGCCCTTCACTTCCTTGAGGAACTTCCTCGAGAGCGCGCCGGAGCCGGTCATAATAAAAATCCGCACGTCCGGCACATTGAGCATCCACTGAACCGAGTCGATCTTGTTGGCCGTGGATTTGTAGGCGCCGGTGGGACAGAGCAAGAGCATTTCTTTCTCGCGCTCCTGCCGGTCGATCGCGTGGCGCACTTCATCGAGCGTGTAATCTTTGTGATACACGCCGTCGAAGTTTTTGGGGACGAACATCGAACACATCTCGCGGTGGACGTGTTCGACAAAGCCGGATCCGCTCTCGGGCGTGCCAATCAGATCATGGCCCAGCCAGTAGAGATCGGTGCGGGCGCGGGCGCGCCACTCGATCCAGGTACGAAAATCGAGCCGGTGAATCTTGTGGGTTTTGCGGTGGAGGGGTTTGAGCTCCTTGAGCGGCCGGCATTCGGCCTTGTAGTAGAGCTCGCCGATGTCGGCGCCGCCCTCGAGAGTGAGGTCGGGGAATTGCTTGGCCCAAGCGTTCGAGCGCCGGTCGCGCGGCTTTGCGGGCCTGGCAGTGGGCGCGAGAGAAGCTACTGCTAGGGACGGAGCCGCCGGGATTTCCGGGGCGGCTGGGCTCGGTGGCTCAATTGCGGCCGTGGTAGAGCCCTTCGGCACCCCCTTGAGCGGATTGCGAAAGACCATGCCGATCAGCCCTTGCTCATTTCGGGTGCCTCCGCTCGTACGCGCTCTGATACTCGCTTTTGCCGGATTTGGCTTTGCGCTTTTCAGAAAGCATGATGGCGACAGCCTGTTTTTGGGATTTGACGGTTTTGCCCGATCCGCCGGAT